AATTTGTCTCTTAAGGAAGATCAAAAGCCTTCTTACATTAATTCTATCTAACGCTGATGGCGTAACTTGCAAGGTCTTTTGACCAAAAATCACAATACCTTCAGCAGGGAACTGAGCGATGGGATTAATATTTGCTTCATAGAGCTTATCTCGATCTTTAGATGTAAGTCTCTCGCGTACATTAACTACTGGTAAACCGGCTGCGCCTTGGCTTAAGCCACCACGAGTAAACCCTGCGGGGGCAAACCATAAAGCTTGCATCGATTGTCCATGGGACATTGCCCCAATCGCGGCTATCGAGGGAGGAGCCCATATCAATGCCCCGTTGATAGTATCTTGAATTTGCACCCATGGATAGTAAGCTGCGCCCCAGCTTGAATTAATTACCAAATCATTCTTTTTATTATTAATTGTGTTGGTTACGCTTCCCAACCGATTAGCTATGCTATTGGTATTTTCTGTTTCGGGTACATAGCCCCCTTTAAGATCCACGATAGCCATTGCATCACCTCGTTCTTCACACATTTCGATCATAGTGCGATTTAAAGCATTGTTGGTAATTCCAGGTGCTGCAAGTAAATCATACTCTACAACCTCTGGATCGCGTAACGCGTCAATCGCTACCTTTAATGAGTTAAAGGCATAATTGCCTCGCTCCGTGGCGTCGTCAGTATAAGTGTTTCTAAAAGGCTCTGCTTCTGTGATATCCAAACCATCAAACCCACCATGCAATGTAGTAGTAAATTGATCTGCGCCTGCAACGAGGCACGTTTGATAAGAGCCAGAATTCATATAAGTTAATGGACCCGCCTTTGTTTTCGCGAACACTGTGGACCCAGTAGCTGCTTGCCTAGAACCCGATATATATACATTCGTACCAGACATGGTGCTAGATGTAGAAGTGTTACACATATCATCCAAAGAAAAGATGAAAGAAGCGCTTGTTTGGGGATTACCTGATTGAGCCACCCACATATCAACTGCTTCTGGTTTTGGTCCAGTATAATCACCAATTGTCTTAGAAGCACGCGAACGATTGAATGAGGTATCCGTCCCAAAATATACATCTCGTGGATTTGTGGGATTGCCCGCTGATGCTGAAGCTCTGAGGGTTAGCGCCGGGAATTCAAAAGTTACCAATGCGTTAGCACGGGAGCCAGATATCAGCACGCCCTCGACGCCGGTTGTGGCTAAACCTGTGTAAGTGGATACACCTGTGTAAAAATCATAACCACCTGTCACAAAGTCATTAACCGTAGCTACTGTATTGCTGTTAAAAGTTTTGAATCTAGGTAACCCAATAAAACCAAATGGTAAATACTCTGGATTTGTTTTACCTTCATCGATTGCCTCTACCATATCTACGTAAACATAATCTGATCGACTGGCATAATCCCCAAACTCAGTATACCTTCGGTCTTCATCACTCCACGTAAGATATTTATTGCCAATTTTTCTAGCAACATAATTCTCCGAATTAGGATTAAGATTGCAATTGTTAAATTGCTCTAAAATTTTAGTACGCGAATCGGTATCCGACATAGCTCTCACTATAATCGTAAAGGTGCCATATTTATTGCTATCATCGGGTGATACTTTAATATCTCTAATCGAAATCTTAATATTGCTCGACGCCCAACGACCTGTATTTTTTCCCACAAGGCGAAATAGTTTTTGCATATTAGCACCATCATAAGAGCCTGTAGTAGTTGAAAGATCCTGAGAAATAAAATAACCTGTTTTAGCATCAGAAAAGCTTCGTTCAAAATCTGCGCCAGATTGCGCACCTGCTGCGCCCTGAAAAATGGGTATAATGACCGCATATTGATCAGCTGCTGAAGCACCCGTAAGCACTTCTTGGACGATTTTATCTTCGTAACTTTCCCCTAGCCAGTAATCTGCATAAGAGGCGTCACTAGTACTTGTAATGGCACTATTAGTGACGGTAGGATTAGTATTAAACACTTTTCTAATAAAATTATCACTAGTGGAACTAAAATTAAATTTAGTTTCAACAGCTGTTGCGCTGCCAGAACGAATAACAAGTTTAAACTCTCCGGCGCCGGTTGCTCGGATGAGCGTGTTGGTGGCAATACGATTTTTATTTTCTGAGTTGGTGACCCACAAGCCAGCGAGGGTTGCAGATGCGGTTACTGCAGTGCCCGACATGGCAACTGTCCCTGAATTCACATAAAATATTGCTCCTAAGCTTGCACTGTTGGTGGTGGCGCTGCCCGATTGCCATACCCACAGTCCATATGCGCCGCCAGCGGTTGTGTCTGGTGAAGGATCTAGATAGGATGTTTTCCACCCTGCTTTCCCAGCGCTGGTGGCATCAGTATGCTGCCGTCCTACAAGTCTAACATATGTGATGGGAGAATTATTACGTAGCCAAGCTTGGGCGGCATATGCGCCGTAAGTGGTGCCCACCGTGTTTCCGTTTCTTGAGATATCATCGTTGGTTTTGCCTGGGACGGGTGCGCCAAATTTCTGCACAAAATCCGCAAATGAAGTTACCTTCGTAGGGATAAGACCAGGACCCTGTTGAGCACGACCAATAATGGCAGGTCCTACATCACCGGGAGCTTCTAATAGTTGTGAGTTATCAATTTCATTGATAAAAACTCCAGGGGATATAAATTTAAAATCTTTTGCAGGCATACTTAAATTCTCCTTATGATATTATAATAAAAACCAGTTTCTTTATTAATGTTTCTTTATTAATTAGTAGACTACACACCGAAAAACCTTCTTTTAATCTCTATAAAAGCTCTTGCCATCACCATAAGGAGGGATGTCCCCAAGAATTACATGCTCCCTTCCTAGTTTGACTTCAACAAAGTTTTGTTTTTTAATGATTTTGGGTCGTTCACCGTTTGGAGATTCTCCAATCAAGTAACCAATCACTTCAAAATTCAATACAGATTTTAAAATTCTTGTATCAGCCGTCATATTAGAAAAATTATTTTGCTGTGTAAGGTCCGCCTGGAGAAATGCTTCATATTTATGACCATCTCTTTTAATGGAAAAAGAATTAATTGAACTTCCTAGAGTGATGAAAGGAGCTAATATCTCATTCATTTGTTGTATATAATCAGCTTGTACTGTGACTTGATAATTTAAAACAACACTTACGGGAAGAGGGATACTTAATGTTTCATAGACCACCTTATTGTTTTCTTTTATGGGATAATAACTCTGCCGTCCAGGGGTGCGCGTAACGTCTCCAAATTTTTTCCTATTATCAGCTACTGCAAAATTATTTGTTTTGTTTTCAACAATCTTTCGTGCTAATGTTATTCTACCAAACCTGTTGGGATCATCGATATTAATATCCGATAAACCATAATAGGAACCCTTTCGTGATAAACTTTTTTGTATTGATGTCCTTTCAATCGAAATAAGCGGCAAAATCAACGTGCCATCAGGATCTCTAACATCTCTATCATCTTTGGATAAAAAAGCTCTTTCTGCTGTAGACCAAATGATCTTAATTTCTTTCCACTTTTCGTTGGTTGTGGCTTTAATTCGCATGGTGGTGTCTATAAAATCATAAAAAGCATAATCAATCGTTTCAAGATTTGAAGGCTCTATCTCTTCAATCTTAATATTTTCTTTAGCATTTTTTACCCCTTTGTATTGTTCATCACTTGCCATTAAAAACTCCTTGACGTGCCTTGAGACATGTTGCTTCTATTTCCATTTTATGATCTACTTGACCAAATATTTGGCGTGGTTCATCTGTAGAAATAATTTCATAGAATACATCACCATATTGAACAAAATCTCCTTCGCGGACATAAAGATCTTGATCTTCTGTTAATCTTCTCTTGTGAAAATGAATCACAATAGATGGTCTCCTATGAATACCAAAGTTCGTAGTTTCGGTTTTGAAACCCTCCCACATTACCAAAGCATATACTCTAATTGGAGCAAAAAAGGATTTTTCTACAGCTTCTCCATAGAGAGGATGATAATGAGTGTTCTCCATGCTGATTGGGTAGTAAAATACGCCCTGACCTATGACTCTTTCAATAAGCTCATCATTAACCTGCTTTACTAAATCACGTTCCTTTTTTCCTAAAAATAAGGGCGATGGCGGAGCGGCGGGTTGTGACCATTTATTTTTATCAGCCATTTGCTTATATTATCCTATAAATATGCTTAATGGTACTTTAGTTTGTACGGCATTGACGGCATCTGACAGTAAAACATCATCTTGCGCAATTGCCTTGTAGGTCAATTCATCAAAAATTGTTTTTAATTCTTCACGAAGTTT